GCTCCAGACACGGAGAATGTACCAGGTATCTGCCGCGGGTGTCAACTGCGGCACCAGCCCTGCGGCTACTACCCGGAAGAGTGCGAGGCCATGACTGAGGCGGAACTCGCCCGCCGCCCCAAGGACCAGATGGACGCGATGGCGTGGGCGCTGAACCGAGTGTTTGAACCCCTAGAGCAAAGAACGGAGGCATCGTGAGCGTAAATACCCTTTCCCCCAAACGCATTAACGGCATAGGCGGCTCCGAGGCGGCGGCTGTCCTCGGACTATCCCCCTGGAAGACGCCCTACCAAGTCTACTGTGACAAGCTCGGGCTATCGGGCGAGCAGGAGACTTCCCCCGCGATGGAGTGGGGCACCCGCCTAGAGCCGGTGGTTCGGCAGAAATACGCCGACGAAACCGGGCGGACAGTCCGCTTCCCGGTCGGCGATGAGTACGGGCATATGCAGAGCGAAGAACACCCGTTCATGCTGGCGACCCTCGATGGAATCACCGACGACGGGCGCGGCCTGGAGATCAAGACCTCTCGCTCTGGCGCTGAATGGGGCGACGAAGGGACCGATGAGGTCCCCACACACTACGTTATCCAGTGCCAGCACAACATGGTTGTTTCTGGGCTGGACGTGTTCGACATTCCCCTGCTGATCGGCGGCTCCGACTTCCGAATCTACGAGGTGCCCGCCGACGAGGAGTTGCAGGCGCTTATCATCGAGCGGGAGGCGGCGTTCTGGAAGATGGTGGAGGCGAAGACCCCGCCGGCGCCGGTGAACTTCTCCGACGCTATCCGGCGATTCGCCACGTCGCGGGAAGAGCGGTTTGTCGCCGACGATGACCTCCTGGCGGCAGTCCAACAGTTACGGGATGCGGGTACCACCGCGAAGGATGCTAAGGTTCGCGACTTTGATGCCCGCTTTGAGATTCTGCGCCGCATGAAAGAAGCCGATACCCTCGTGGATGTCGAGGGCAACGTCCTGCTCACCTACAAGCGATCCAAAGACGGCGAGAAGTTCGACGCGAAAGCGTTCGGAGAGGCTCACCCGGACCTGCTCAAGCAGTTCAGTATCCCGAAGCCGGGTAGCCGCCGACTACTCCTGAAGGAGGCGAAGTAAGATGACTCAGCATTTGGAGCGGATTCCAGACGTAAGCGCTATGCCTGTCGCCGCCAAGCCCCAGACGGACGCCCTCGTGCAGGCAGTGTCGCAGCGAGAGGTTGCCGAGGCGCAGGGGGCGATGCTACTGGCGCAGAGGTTCCCCCGCGATGAGAAGGACGCGAGGGAGCGCATTCTGATCGCCTGTCAGAGGCCCGGACTCGCAGAGGGAGCGATGTACACCTATGCCCGCGGGGGTTCAAACATCACCGGGCCGAGTATCCGCCTTGCCGAGGCCATCGCCCAGACCTGGGGCAACCTCACCTTCGGCATTCGGGAACTGGAGCAGCGCCATGGCGAGAGCACGATGGAGGCCTTCTGCTGGGACCTGGAGCGCAACGTTCGCCAGGTGAAGACGTTCCAGGTCAAGCACACTCGCCACACCCGGAAAGGTTCCTACGCCCTGGAGGACCCCCGCGACATCTATGAGATGGTCGCCAACCAGGGGGCGCGGCGGCTACGGGCCTGCATCCTGGGGCTGATACCCGGCGACATCGTGGAGGCCGCCGTTGTGGAGTGCGAGAAGACCCTGACCGCCAAGGCGGACACCTCCCCCGAGGGCGTCAAGAAGATGCTCGCCGCCTTCGAGAAGCACAACGTGACGAAGGAGCAGATAGAAGTCCGCCTACAGCGCAAGCTCGACGCGATGACTCCGGCGCAGATGGTCGGACTGCTCAAAATCTACACCTCCCTCAAGGACGGAATGAGCACCGCGGCCGAGTGGTTCGAGTCGCCCGACGATGGCAAGGGCGAGGTGGAAGCCAAGGGCGTCGAGGGCGTGAAGGACGCGCTCAAGAAGCAGGCCGCGAAGAAGGCCGAACCCGACCCGGTGAAGCAGGCGCAGGAGATATTCCCCGGCGCCGAGTCGGAGTCGGAAGGCGAGTAGCACCATTCGGGGCGGTCCCCGGTGACAGAATATCGGCTCGTGGATATGAAGCGGGCACGGCGGCCGGGGCCGCCCCCTAAGAAAGAGGAGAGAGAAATGAAAACGCAGGTCATTCTGTTGGAGAAGCAGAGCGGTTATCCGAACGACAGCGCGAGTCTGTATGCCATGCCAGGGAGGGTCGTGGGCGGCGACATCGTCGGTATCTACGAGACGCGTGAGGTCCCCTGCGACGGCATGATGTGGCGTGGACAGAAAGCCGAAGCCGTCGAGAAGGCCCTCGCCTTCATCCAAACGATCATGGAGCGTTGCATCGTCGGGATCGACCCGACGAAAGAGAGCGCGGAGGAAGGGGCGAGTGATGCCCGAGCAGACTGAAGTCGAGAGATTGCAGGAAGAGGCAGCGAAGATCAAGGCGGACCTGGCGGCGGCGGTGCGACTGGCGGACCAGCGGGAGAACCTGCTGCCGAAGCTGGAGAAGCGCGAGGAATGGCTGATGCTCAAGATGATGCCATTCGGCGAAGAGGTCGAGGCTGTCCGACGAGCCATCAGTGATATCAATGAGAACATCCCCACGACCTACCGGCTCCGCAGGCCGCGAGCGCCGAAGCCGGCGGAGGGGGCGGAGTGATGATGAGCGGAGGGAAGTACCGTTGTCCGGCGGCGGCGACTGATGCACCGATAGACGAGAGCATTGGATGTTCCGGCGAACCAATCTGCGCACTCAAAAACACCATATGCTATCACAATCGGGATGCCACATACTACGGGATGTGCCCAACCTGGTGCGCCTACCGCAGAAAGCGACGACGGGCGAAGAAGCCGGCGGAGGGGGCAGAGTGATATTTCACACATGGACGAAGGGCAACGTCTTTGAGGACCTGCGAACCGATAGCGACGGCGGTTATTGGGCACCCGCAATGCGGGATGATGGCGTAGAGGTCGCGGCCTGGGGCAAGACCCCTGCTGAAGCGCAACAGAGGGTCGGCCTCGTGACCGGAAGACTGAACGACGCGGCGGAGGGGGCGCGGCGCGACCACGCGGCCAAGGCGTGCGAGGAGGCGGAGTGATGTGCGACACTTGCGCCTGGGAGTCCGCCCTGGAGCAGATAGAACAGGCGAAGGAGGCTCTCGACGATCTGCGGTCATCTCGGAGTGGTGATCGGGTACAGGATTATGCGGATTCCGTCGAGGAGCGCATAGACGATTTCGCCGCATGGATAGAGGAGAACGAGCATGTCACCGCCCGACAGGAAGAGGCGTTGCAGAACATCATCGCTGGTATGGAGAAGTGGCTCCAGTGACGACGGCCGCTGACATATCTGGATTGGTGGGCCGCGTCGACTTCGGGGAGGCGACGTGACCCAAGTTGACCGCGCAATCGCCGCCCTGCTCGAAGGTTGGCTCTCCCCAAAGCAACTTACCGCGGCGTCGGGGAGGGCGAACCCCAATGGCATCAAGAGGGATGCCCTATTGGAGGCGACGCGGCGCGGCCTAGTGTGGCGCTCGGTGTGGGTGAAGGACGCGGTGACGGGGCGGCCCTACAAGATGCATCATCTGATTGACCCGGAAGCGGAGCGGGGTTCGGGGCGAGGAGTCAGGCTGGCACGTAGCCTAGGGAACGACAATGCCTCCGCAAGCGGTGTGAGTGGCGAAACGGGCGTTATCCCTACCGGGAGCGACGGGGGTGAGAGTGCCCCCCGACCACTCGAAGGCGGTGATCGTCGTAACCGCGCCGCTACTCCTCGCCCCTCCCCCTCTCGCCGTAAGCGACTGGTCGGCGTGAGCGGGGCGACGAGACAGACGGATAGAGGGAGGCTGTTCTAGTGTACCAGTGGCGGAAGGACATAGCCCGGTGGGAGATCGCCGACACGCTCTATCTGAGTGTGCCGTTCACCTGGCTACTGCCACGGGCGCGGGCGATCGCACAGCAGACGAAGAAGCACGTCGTGGTGGGTGGTCCCGCCGTGGACCTCCTGCCCGATTACCTGGGGGACGTTGCCACGATCGGCGGGGACCCGGTAGTAAACCCGCTGACGATGCACAATCCCCTGGCGAGTCGCTCCAGCGAGGGATGCCCGAATGCCTGCACCTTCTGCATCAACCGGGAGAAACCGCTGCGAGAACTGACGGGGTGGGAGCCGCGCCCAACCATGTGCGACGACAACTTCCTGGCGTGTTCCTCGCAGCATATCGCGGACGCCACAGACAAACTCAGCCGCCTACCGATGGTGGACTTCAACCAGGGATTGGCCGCGTCGGAATTCCCGAAGCACATAGACCAGTTGCGGCGGCTCCCGCTTCTGCGGTTGCGCTTCGCGTGGGATTCGGCGGGGCAGGAGTCGCCCGTCATGGATGCGGTGGCGCTGGCGAAGGCGCACGGGATGAGGGACATTCGCTGCTACGTTCTGGTGGGGTTCAAGGATACACAGGAAGAGGCGACGCGTCGCTTTCAGGCGCTATGGCGCGCAGGAGTGCTACCCAATCCTATGCGGTATCAGCCCCTCGACTGTCTCGTGAAGGACGAGTATGTGGGGGAGCATTGGACGGACGCGGAACTGGGGCGCTTCTGCCGGTACTGGGCGCGGCATACCTACCTCGTGGGGATTCCATACGACGAGT